CAGGAAGAGCTGGTTGTCAGTATTGCTGGCGAAGAGCCCGAACCACAAGCCGAAGCGCCGACGGGCGCCCCGGAATGGGTGAAGGAACTGCGCCGGAAGAACCGGGAACTTGAAAAACGCGTCCGTCAGCTGGACCGCGAACGCCAGACCGAGGCACCGCGGGGTGAGACAGTCACCGCCCCGCCAAAGAAGCCGACGCTGGCTGACGTGGATTACGACACGGAAGCGTATGACAAGCGCCTTGATGAATGGTATAAAGCCAAAGCCGCGCATGAGCGCGAGGCGGAATTGAGGAGGCAGGCTGAACAGGAAGCCCAGAGCCAGTGGCAAGCCAAGTTGAATGGCTACACCACTGAGAAGGCGACCCTGAAAGCCCGCGACTTCGAGGACGCAGAAGCTGTTGTGGCCGACACCCTGTCGGTGGCGCAACAGGGAATGATACTGGCCGGCGCTGAGAAGCCCGCTCTATTGATCTACGCACTCGGGCGCAACCCGAAGAAAGCCGCCGAGCTGGCGGCGATTAAAGACCCGGTGCAATTCGCTTTCGCGGTTGCGCGCCTGGAGGGCAACTTGAAGATACAACAACGCAAACCATCGGCTGCGCCGGAACAGATCGTCAGCGGAAATGCTGCGAAGTCCGGAGCTGTCGATAATCAATTGGATCGGCTTCGCGCTGAAGCTGACCGTACGGGCGATTACAGCAAGGTAATGGCTTACAAACGGCAGTTGAAGCAGCGGGCCTAGGGTAAGAGCAATGGCTTCCCAGAGCTCGTCTGCGTACATGAAAGAGTGGCGCAGGCGTAAAATGCAGGAAGACCCGGAGTTCTTGGAGCGGGAACGCGCCAAGGCACGGGAAAGATCGCGCGCCAAATGGGAAGCTATGCGTAACAACCCTGAGTATATTGAGAAGGAGCGCGCTCGTAAGCGTGAACTGCAAACGAGAAGGCGCGCTGACCCTGAAAAGCTTGCAAAGATACGCGAACAAAAGCGCATATCTGAAAACAAACCAGAATACAAAGTACGCAAAAAGCAGACGCAGAAAGCATGGAAGGCAAGAAAATCCGGCCATGTTCAAAACTATCAAAGGCAATGGCGCGAAAAGAACATTGACGCAGTCAGGGCCTATAGTGCTGAGTACATGAAAGGCTATGTCCAAACGGAAGGCTATTTTGTGAGCCGCACAAAACGACGCTTCAAGACTTACAATATTACCGCATTCGATTTTAACGCGATGTGGGAAAGTCAGAATGGCTGTTGCGCCATCTGTCAGATAAAGTTGCAGCCGCGAGGAAGATCCAAAAACTCCGCGGCGATCGATCACAACCACAAAACGAGAGAAATGCGCGGTATCCTCTGCCGGGGTTGTAATCACGGGATCGGAATGCTTGGAGACAATCCATCAACATTAATCGCAGCCGCAGAATACCTTATGAAAAAAGGTTATTACGGCGAAAATCAAAAAACTGGAGTAATATCAAATGGTTAACGCGTTTAGCCGCGAAGAGAGGGTGGCCTTCGAGGATATTCTTGAAGGATTTCAAGACGCTCTCGTAATGTCCCGCAACGTCTCGCTGTATCAGACCGATCAGCAAATGATGGAGCGCACGAACAACATCATCTGGCGTCCCCAGCCCTACATCATGGTGTCCTACACCGGCACCGACATGACGTCGAACTTCAAGGACCGCACGCAGCTCGCGGTGCCTGCCACGATAGGCTTTAACAAGTCGGTTCCTTGGGCCATGACGGCAACAGAACTGCGTGACGCCCTGCAGGAAGGCCGCCTGGCTGACGGCGCCCGTCAGAAGCTGGCGAGCGACATCAACGTGGCCATCATGAACGTCGCGTCCGCTCAGGGCTCGCTGGTTGTTCCGATCTCGGCTGCGCCGGGCAAGTACGATCACATCGCCCTTGCTGACACGATCATGAACGAGCAGGGCGTGCCGACCAATGACCGCTATTTCGCGCTCTCGAGCCGCGATTATAACGGCCTGGCGGCTGACCTCTCGGGCATCTCGCGTTCGTTCGGCAACCCGAAGTCTGACCGCGCCTATGAGCGGTCTTATGTCGGACCCGTCGCTGGCTTTGAGACTTACAAGATGGATTACGCCAACCGCATCCTTGCGGCTGCCGGCGGCGCCATCACGATCAGCACAGAAGATGCCGGGCTCAACTACTACAACCCGGTCGCCACTTCGACGGCCGGCACGGGCGAAGTCAGCAACGTTGACAACCGCTTCCAGACGGTGACGGTCTCTTCCTCCGCCAACGTCGTTGCTGGCGATTGCTTCACGATCGCGAACGTGTTTGCCGTACACCACATCACCAAAGTCAACACCGGGCAGCTCAAGACTTTCCGCGTTGTCTCGGTGCCGGCTGGCGGAACGACCCTCGTCATCACCCCGCCGATCATCTCCAACCAGGTCGCGAACGATGCTGCGGCCCAGTACCAGAACGTCGCTGTTACGGCCAAGTCCGCAACCGCCACGATCACCTGGCTCAACATCGACCCCACGCAGATCAATTGTTTCTGGCAGAAAGATGCGCTTGAAATCCTTCCGGGCCGCTATGCGGTTCCGAATGACGCTGGCGCGGCTGTCATGCGGGCGACGACAGATCAGGGCATTGAGCTGGTCATGACCAAACAATATGACATCAAGACGATGAAGACTTTCTACCGTCTTGATACGCTGTTCGGCGTGGTCAACAAGAACCCCGAGATGTCGGGTATCCTCCTGTTCAACCAGATCGCTTAATGAGATAGCCCGGTCCTTCGGGGCCGGGCTTATTCTTTTGGAGAATAAGAGATGCCCAAACAGCTCACCGTCTACCCTTACGGGGAAGACCTTGTAACGCTCGCCGCTAACGGCAGCCTTACGCTTTCCACCACTGGCGAGGGTTTTTACAAAGTCTATCGCCAGGTCGGCTATCCCAACTACCCCAACACCTGGTCACTGATTGCTCAGGGCGATGCGACTGCATCCGCCACTGTCGGTCCCTATTCTGGCGGTGCGGAACTCCGCATCGAGGCCGGGTCTGACCCGGTTTACTACTCAGCCGGCACCGGCATTGCAGCCTCGGGTGCTGCGGCTCCCATCGTGACGCCGTTCTTCCCGCCGGCTCAGGTTGGCGTTGTTGCCGAGTACTTCAACGACTTCATGTCCGCGCAGGGTCTTTCGACGGACTGCACCGACACGATTGACTGGGAATTCACCATTCTTGAAGCCGGAGGCGGTGAAGCTGCCTGCGCGCTGATCGATGGGCTCGGCGGTCTGGTGAAGTTCACGAACGATGGCAACGACAATGACCGCATCGTCGTGTCTAAAAAGGGCGAGGCGTTCAAATTCACGGTCGGCAAAAAGCTCTGGTTCCGCACGCGGTTCCTGGTGTCGGATGCTGATGACGTGGATGCTTTCATCGGGCTTGTCATCTCGACAGCCACCGATCCGGCCGGCACGGCTCCGACAGATGGCGTTTTCTTCGAGATCGACGAAGGATCTACTAACATCCTGCTGAAAGTGACGAAGAACTCAACGCCTACGTCAACCACGGTTGGCGTTGCGGCTGACGATACGTTCGTTGACCTTGCCTTCTACTATGATGGCGTGTCGGGCATCGACGTTTACCGGAACGGCACATATGTCGCCACTTCGGTGACGACGAACCTGCCCGACGACGAAGAACTGGCCGTGTTCATGGCGATCCAGAACGGCGCTGCCGGGAATGATTACCTGACGGTTGATTACATATACGCCGCTCAGGAGCGGTAAGTTAGCGGGGCGGGTCACAAGCCCGCCCCAATACTTTGGAGAGAGATATGCCATTGAAGAAGGGTTACTCTAAGAAAGCGGTGTCCTCGAACATCCGCACCGAGATGAAGGCTGGCAAGCCGCAGAAGCAAGCCGTCGCCATCGCGCTGAACACGGCTAGCGAAGCAGCCATGAAAGCCGGCAAGCCAGGCAAGGCGCCTGCAAGGAAGAAGTAATGGTCCGGGTTCCAACCATCGTCTATCGCAAGGGCGGGAAGGACAAGCACTTCTCGAAGTGGGGGCCGTGGTCCTCCAAGGGCGTCAATACGCTCGAGGAGTACAACCAGGCCCTTGCCGATGGCTGGCATCCGACGCAGGCCGAGGCTTTCGGGCTGGTCGAGAAGCCCCAGCCGGCCCGCGTGCTGGCTGCGGTGGGCGAGAATGAAAGATACGACGATGAGGCTCCGCCAACCCGCGAGGAAATGATTGCCAAAGCGGGCGAATTGGGCATTCAGATTGACAAGCGCTGGTCGGATAAAACACTGGCCGGAAAGATCTTGGAGGCGATGCGGTGAGCTGGACGAAGCGGGAAGTCGTCACCAATGCCTTCGAGGAGATCGGGCTGGCGAACTACGTGTTTGACCTGCAGCCCGAACAGCTTCAGGCCGGACTGAGACGGCTTGATAACATGATGGCGACATGGAACAGCCGAGGCCTGCGCCTTGGCTATCCGCTTCCCGATAGCCCCGGCGGGTCGGACCTTGACCAAGAAACCGGCGTCACCGACGAGGCGATCGAGGCGATGGTGTCTGGCCTCGCTGTCCGGCTGGCGCCGCTGTTTGGCAAGTCCGTCTCGCCGGACACCAAGGTTACAGCCCGCTCGGCTTACATGGCGCTTCTGAACCGCCGCACGAACACGCTTGAGAAGCGCATTGACGTGAACGCCATCCCGGCCGGGCAGGGCGGCAAGTACTGGCGCTTTAACTCTGACCCCTTCTTGGCGCAGGGCGATCGCGGCCTTACAACCGGCCCTGATGACATCATCAATCTGGAGAGCTGACCCGTGGCGGATATCAACCAGTTAAGCGCCGTCGATACCCTGACCGCGGGCGATCTGCTCCCGATCTGGAAGACCAACAATGGCGACACCCGCAAGGCGGCCATGTCGGTTCTGCAAGCCTACATGCAGAATAACCTGACGTTTCCGACGGTTACGGGGGTTTCCCAGTTTGTGCCCCAGTACGCATCGCCCGTCGCCACTGGCTTTACCGTTACGCTCACCAGCAACAGCGACAACCGTTGGCTGATCCTGACCCCGCTGGCCGGGTATGCGGCTGGGACGATCGTTTTTCCGGCGCTCGCCAATGTGGTGGATAACCAGGAGATACTGGTTGTCTCCACGCAGGCTATCGCCGCGCTGACGATCAATGGCAATGGCGCAACCGTCATCGGAGCTCCTGCTTACGTGTCGGCTAATGGGGGCTTCCGGTTCAAGTTCAATGCGCTGGGCGGCATCTGGTATCGCCTGGACGAAGACCTTGATCCTGACCTTGCCGCGCTGGCCGGCGTGTCGTCGTCTGGCCTGCTGGCCCGCACGGGCGCGGGCACGGCTGCGGCACGGACGGTGACGGGCTCCACGGGGCTGACAGTGACCAATGGCGATGGGGTGTCGGGCAACCCGACGCTCACGCTGGACGCCACGCTGGCCGGGATCTCGGCTGTCACGACCGCATCTGACCAGCTGGTCTACTCGACCGGGGTGGACACGTTCGCCACAACCAGCTTCACCGCTGCGGGCAGGGCGCTGGTGGATGACGCTTCAGCCGCGGCGCAGCGGACAACGCTGGGCGTGGGGACGGGGGATAGCCCGACATTCGCCGGGCTGACGATCGCAGACGCCGGCAATATCGTTCTCAACACAACCACCGGAACAAAGATCGGCACGGCCACGGGCCAGAAGATCGGCTTTTACAACGCCACGCCAGTCATCCAGCAGGCCGGAACGGGCGAGACGGTTGGCTTCACGGCGGGCGGTGGAACGACCGTCACGGATGCATCCACCTTTACCGGCAATGTCGGCTCGACCGCTTACCGCATATCCGACATCGTCAAGGCGCTGAAAAATCTGGGGCTGCTGGCATCATGATGGAAGAAGTCAAAGCAATACTGGCCGACTGGGAGAGCCTCCGCGTTGAGCAGGGGCCAAGCTTCTGGACGATCGGCGGCACTTACAACGGCCAGTCGCACGGCGGAACCCGCGCCGATCCGATCAGCCTGGCGCATGACCTTGCGCGGATTGCCGGCAGCCCGGTTCCGGTGGTTGAGCCTGAGCCTGTCCCGGAGCCAGAGCCGACGCCCGAACCCGTCGCCTCCGAGGTGGACATACTCCGCGAGCGCATTGCCCAGCTCGAGGATCTGGTCCGTAAGCTGACCCCGGCGCCGGCTTCCGACCCGTCCATGCCGCCGCCCGAGGTGATGGCCGAAGCCCATCCGGATGAGGGGTTGGCGGAACTTAAGGCCAGGCTGCTTTCCGAGTTCGCCAGCCTGCGGAATATGCTGGTTGGTCACATACCTATGAACGAGCCGCAGCTTCTGCGTCTGCAAGCGCTGGAGCATCCCAAATTTCAAACCTGGCTGCAGGGGTAAGCAATGGAACTCGACCGCACATTTGGGCCTAAGTATGGCTCCGGGCAGACGCTGAGCGTCACCGCGACCAGCCAGGAAGTCACGTTTGGAAAGAACAACTGGGCGCTGACGCTGACGAACCTTGGCGCGGATGTCTGTTATGTTCGCACGGGCAACGGAACGCTGACCGCCACGGCTGCGGATTATCCGGTGCTGCCGCTAAGCCAGGTCAGCTTGTCGAAGAACTACGATGACGACAAGTTCGCAGCCGTTTGCGGCGCTGGTGATAGTACGTCCCTTCACATCATTCAGGGCGAGGGCATCTGATGCAGCTCGGGCGCTCACGTTTTCGCAGCCGGATGCGGGCCAGCTCCACCGGCATAACGCTTCAGCGCGAAATCCTGACGCGCTCGGGTGACTATATCCAGACCCGCGACGGGTCTCTTGTGATTGCGAGGGTTCCGGGATGAGTACGCAGAACATTTTTGACTTAACCGACACCTGGAACAACGTCGCCACCACCTTCACCGCCGTGAAGATGAACGTCACGGACACGGCGAGTGCGGCGGGCTCGCTCCTCATTGACCTTCAGACCAACGGCACGTCGCGGTTTAGTGTGACTAAAGCAGGAAATGCAAGTAGCCAGCAACTAACCGTCACTGGTGCAGCTGGCGTGTCCGCAGGAACTTTTGGCATTTGTCGATCTGTTGATAACGACAGGCTAATTATTGCTGGTGGAGACACAACATCCTCCATAACTGGCGGGGCGAGAGTTGTTTTAAATGGGGATGCTCACCCATCTACTCCAAATGTTTCTTTTTACGACGCTGCCACGCATACTTTTCGAGATGTGTCAGGAGGCGCAACAGGTGTTTTTTCAATAACAGGGCGGCAAACACTTACAGGCCCATCGTTAACAGGGACGGAAGCAACTTCTGTCGTTGATATCGCGCAGACCTGGAACACCACCGGCACGCCGACGCTGCTCAAGGCCAACATCACCGACACCGCCTCCGCCGCAGGCTCGCTGCTGATGGATCTGCAGGTGGGGGGGAGTAGCAGGTTCAACGTCCGCAAAGACGGTTCTGTTTTCTATCTCGGTTCTATGTTCGGCGCGACTGGCTCCTTTTTCTATCCGAGCGGCGCAAGCCGTGGTGCGATAACCTCTCCCATCAACGGCGTGTTTTTGCTGTCAAACGCAGCAGGCACAACGAACTCGTATCTCGCTGCAGATGAGGCCGCCAACACCCTAGCCCTTCGCAACGGCACGAACGCGCAGGCGTTCAGGGTTTACAGGACATTCACGGATGCGTCGAATTATGCGCGCCTTGAAATGTCTTTCAGCGGAACCAATGCATCTATTTTCATTGACGTGGCGGGGTCCGGGGCTACAGGAAACTTAAGTATAGCGGCCAACCAGCTCATATTTAATACAGGGGTTAACCGCTGGATCGTTAACTCCAGCGGCCATTTCGTAGCCGCCACCGACAACACCTACGACATCGGAGCGAGCAATGCCAATAGACCGCGCAACGTTCATGTAGCTGGATATGTTTCCATAGGCGACGGTATTACCGCACCCGGCGCTGGAACCGGCCAAGCACGCATTTATGTTGATAGCGCAGACGGAGACTTGAAAGTCGTGTTTGCGGACGGAACGGTCAAAACGATCGTGACGGATACCTAAACATGCTTCCACGTAACGCCGTTCACGATCATCCAAATCGCCTTGAGGCTAACGCCGTATTCTCGCGCCAGATCGGGCTGCGAGACTTCGCCAGACTGATAGGCTTTGCGAATGGCGCGAACCTTTGCGTCAGTCAGCCTTGCATTGCCGTGCTTGACGCCGCGCGGAAACGTTTCGGAACTTGTCTTGCTGTTGTGGTTCGCGCCGCTGGGCGGGGTCGGATTTCCAAGCACGTGAATGCTGTGCCGAATGTTTTCGGCTTTGGTGCAGTATTCAAGGTTTTCGGGACGGTTGTCTGTCGAGTTGCCGTTCTTGTGGTTGATCTCGTGTCCGCGCGGCCTCTCGCCAATAAATGCCGCCGCCACCAACTGATGGACGCGGTGAAAGCGCCCCTCTTTGTCCTTGAACAAACGAACACGCGGATATCTGCCGTGACCGTCATCAGTCAGCGCCATAACCTTTGGGCACCTGCGAACCCTCCCAAGGTTCGAAACCTCATAAAGCTCTTCGTAACCAGGAATTGGACGCCAAATTTCGCTCATGTCGTAACATATCACGCTTTACGACATAGGCAACCCGCCACCACAGCAGCATAAGGAGACAGACCCATGACCACCTACACCATCGACATCACCGCAGACATCTACCCCCAGCCGACCGAGCCGCTCGACACCAACGAGGCTTACCTTACTTTTGTCGTCAATCGCGCGAGTGAATCATATATGTCCCAATACGGCGCCGCCTCCAAAGAGGCCGGCATCACAGCAGCGCGCGAGGCGTTCAATGCTTCTATCCCCGCGCCCGTAGTTGAGGAAGCCGCCTGATGACCTTGGACCTCACCCCCGCCCAGTTCCAGGCGCTTGTCGGGCTGCTTGATGTGGCCATCAAGCAAGTCGGCATCCGCGCCTTCGAGGATGATGTGTCCGGGCTAATGGCTGCGGTGAAGGCTGCGGCGGCGAAGAAAGAAGAACAGGAATGAGCAACGCGCGCGAGAACGTCAACCTGCTGGCCAGCGCCGACTGGGATATTGCAACCCTGCGCCTGGCGAACTGGGGCAGCGGGGCCGTTCCTCCGCAGGTCATGCTCAAGAATAACTGGGTCGCTGGAGATGAAGGCGGCTTGTTTCGTTACGATGCGTCGGACACAACGACAGCAGACAACAGCGGAACGGTTATTGTGGACGCCGCCGGCAATCGCTGGAAGCGGCAGTTTGATGGTGTTTACAGGCCCGAGTGGTTCGGCGATACGTCTACTGGCGCAGGCTTTACCGCTGCTTTGCAGGCGACAATTACGGCTGCCGGAAACAATGCCCGCATCACAATACCTACCGGAAAGACGCTTACGGAAACCATAACGCTGTTGACGGCTCAGGTTCTTCAGGGTCGCAATGGCCGTTCGCATATTTTCAAAGGCTTTAACGGCGACATGATTGACATGTCCGCTTCTCAATGCGGGCTTGAGGACATCTGGCTGCGCGGCGTTGGTGCTACATACACTGGGCGCGGCGTGGTTGTAACGGCTGCGAATAGCTACCAGTACATGGAAAACGTCTGGATTTACGACACTGTTGGATATGCGCTGGAGTTTACGGTTTCGAATGCCGGCGGTTCATTCAGGGCCGAGCGCTGCACGTTTCAGCGAACCACCGCAACTAATCCAGCTATCGGGCTTCCAACGGCGCTGGACACAGCGGGCAATCGTCGTTTTATCAACTGCTCGGCAGATGGCGGCTGGTTCCTCAAGTTCAACTCTGGGATAAACACCTGGATCATCGGCTGCGATTTTATCAATTTGGACTTCAGCGCATCTGATGGCGTGTCGCTTCGCGCTGTCATAAGCGGTTGCAGGATCGCAACAACTGGAGTGGATTTTGCAGTATGGGGTAACGACAGCTCCATAACGGGCAACGTGATTGCCGGAGCCGGTACACTTAACGGCGCAGCTTCAAGAAATCAAATTTTTGGAAATGCATTGCTTGCCGGAACAACGTGGACGGATAACAGCACGGCGACGGGCACGAACATCAATTACATTGACTATGCGGTATATAGCCCAACCGTTCTGTGGAAAGGCGACACAGCAGATCCCGCAATTGGCGATGGTACGCTGTCAACGCGCGTTATCCGGCAGGGAAAATCTTTTACAGTCAACATCAACCTAACTGTTGGATCGACGACTACGTTCGGAACTGATGCGTGGTATTTTGAGCTGCCAGCGCCGCTTTCAACATGGAGCGCTGCACATACAGCTGTTGGCGCTCTGAGGATGCTGGATAGCGGCACGGCGTGGGCCGTTGGAACTGCGTGGATTATCGCCGGAACAAAGAAGATTTATATGTCGCCATCGTCTGGTGGAGCGCAAGTTAAAAGCAATGCTCCATTCACCTGGGCGGCCGCCGATCAGCTTAATCTCTCTGTCGAATTTGAAATAACGTAAGACTTAATGACCCAAATTCCCATCCTCTCGGGCGCCTACAGTGACGGGAATGCTGACTTTCGTGTCAGCTACCCCGTCAACATGGTTCCCGTGGCCCAGCCGCAGGGGATCAGCTCGGGTTACTTAAGGCCGGCGGATGGGATCGTGCAGCAGGGCACCGGGCCGGGCCTCGATCGCGGCGGGATCGAGTGGAATAACATTCTCTATCGCGTCATGGGCACAAGCCTGGTGTCCATCAGCGCCACGGGCGTGGTGACGACACTGGGGACGATCCCCGGAACTGATCGCGTTATCATGGTCTACAGTTTTGACTATCTGGCGATCGCCGGGGACGGGAAGCTCTTTCTCTATGACGGAACGACCCTCACGCAGGTAACCGACCCTGACCTCAGGACCGTGGTGGATGTGGTGTGGGTGGACGGGTATTTCATGACGACCGATGGCGAGTTTCTCGTCATCACCGAGCTGAACAATCCGTTCGCTGTTGACCCGCTCAAATACGGCTCATCAGAGATCGACCCCGACCCGGTGGTGGGGCTTATCAAGCTGCGTAATGAAGTTTACGCGGTCAACCGCCACACGATCGAAGTCTTTCAGAACGTAGGCACGACCGGCTTTCCCTTCGAGCGCATCACGGGCGCTCAGATCACGCGGGGGTCTGTTGGCGTCAACGCCAACTGCGCCTTTATCGACCAGATCGCCTTCATCGGCGGGGGCATGGGCGAGGGGATAGCTGTCTGGCTGGGGATCAACGGAAATAGCGTCAAGATCAGCACGCGAGAGATTGACATTCTTTTGGCTGACTACACCGAAGCGCAGCTGGCGCTGGCGTTCATGGAGACCCGCACGGATCGCGATCATCGCCAGCTTCTGATACACCTGCCGGACAAGACCCTTGTCTATGACGCTGTGACAACCGCAGCGCT